TATTGATCTCTATATTTAGGATCTTCAGAGGGTGTTGGAGTAGCAAATGGTGGTAAAGGTGTATATGTTGGGGTTGGCGTTACAGGATTACTTGGAGTGATTGTTGGTGTACTGGTCATTGTTGGAGTAGGTGTATTTGTAGGACATAAACAAAGATTATTATCATCGCAACCTAGAAATATTGGACCGACCGCATCACCCGTAAAATCAAAAGTACCTAACGGGTCCGCAGGTGGTACTATTTGTGAAAATGTATAACAACCTGAAGGTATATTGTAATCATTTTCTATTTGCCATGTACCTATGGGACTTTGAACCCAACTCGATTGAGTTATTCTATAGTATTCATTTACATCCGAACTACAACAAGGTATTAAATTATAATATGCAGGCGTTTTAGTAGGAAGCGGTGTATTAGTTGGTGTTGGAGTATTTGAAGCTGTATTGGTTGGAGTATTGGTTGGAGTGGCGGTCTGAGTTTCTTTTGGAGTTTTAGTAACAGTACTAGTTATCGTTGGTGTAGGAGTAGGAGGAATAGTATAATAAACTTTAACTGATGGTAGTTCACTTCCCGATACAGAATTTCCGGTGATTGATAAATCACCGATACCCGTATTAGACGTTACTAAAAACTTTAGAGTTAGTTGTTCTAAAAGTGGTACTGTAAGACCCGTATATCCGAAAAGTTCTGTAGGCCCACCAATGGTTACTTGTTGTGTCGAACCAGTTACTTCTTCAATTCTTATCAAATTATCCGGGACGCTAGAAAAACCAATTATAAACCTTAAAAAAATCGATTTTGCGGTAGCACCAACTAAGCTACTAAACTCTAATCCATCAATTGTTGAACCAACTGGAATACCTGTGTCTATCCCTCTCAGTTGTATATTGTCACCAACCTGTGCACCACCAAGAGAATTAGTTGATGCTACACCAGAAGACCCACTTAATAATAATTCAGGATTACTAAAACCTGAGTCTTGTACTAACGTTGTAAATCTTAATTTTGCAGTATTGGCCATTTGTTATAAATACTGATAAAAATATTTATTAAGTGTAGATTTTATGTCTGACAATTAATTGAAATATCTACTTTCGCATTTATGGAAAGTGATTCTTCTTCAAATAGCGTATCACACCCAGCATTCTGAATATTAATGACATTTTCATTCACAGTATAAACAAGACCATAAGTCGTAAAAATATTCAAATTTTCTAATACCGAATTATACCATTCATCTTGTGTAGGGAAATCATTACTTCCATTGCCTGAATAAAAATTTTCTTCTAATATCACGTTTTCATCTAGTTTGAACAAGACATACCATTCACTAGTCAAAGAATTTAGATCACAATTAGAAGTGGTTAAGTTATTAGTATTTAATAAGTTTTGTAAGGTTGAATTCAATATTGATGATAAACTAGTAGTAATATCACAACTTAATTCTTTCGTGACACAATCGTATCCAAATATTTGTCCTGTAAGAGTACAAGGTATACAAGGAATTGGTACTATTTCACATCCTCTTTGTTTTCTCCACACTACCTTCTGCCTGTGAAAGATACTGTTTTCGAGTTTCTGACCACCAGTCCAAAGTGTTGTCGCAGGAACAACTTGTTCTAGTAGTTTTGTCCAGTAACTACCTAGACCGTTGGTAAAATCGATCATTTTTTGGTAAGTGTATTTATTGGATGGAATATTGATATTTTCTTCAGATTGTAAGTAATCCCAATAAATTTGTTGTAAAGATGGGTAAGTGTAATATGATGTCTGACGTTTTTTTACGTCTATTAAATTTCTGTAAAATGTTTGTGCAAATTCAAAGAAGGTCTTTTCTTGGGGTTTAGGATCTATTATAGTTCTGTCAGTACCAGTAGTATTTAAAAATTCTGTGGTCAATCCTGAAGAAGGAATTGGATAATTGAATTTTCTGGACATATCCCAAACATCATAGACTAGTCCTTGACCCATATTCAAAAATACTTCTATGTTTTTTGCATTTATGACAAGTCTTTCATCCGAAACCTGATAATATGAATTAAATCCTTGATTACTATTTTTTCTTAGTCCTGTTTCATCATAAGCCCATGACTTTTGATTATCTATTGTTTTTGTAATTCCAAATCCAATATTCATTTCTGGGAAATATTTGTATCTCGAAAGATATTTTTCACCATACGTGAATGACTCTAATGTTGTTTGAACATTAGAATTTTGTCCAGTGAATGTAGAATTACCAACATCTAAAACTTCTAGTGACCTGTGATCTGGAGTTTGTTGGAACCATCCCGCACCTTGTTCAAAGAAATACTCTTCCGTTTGTTTAGGACTTTTAGGATAACCTAACTCATCTACTGGAAAATCTTCGAGTGTAGTAGTAACATTTACCACTCTACTTTGAGTTGTAAATCCTGTGTATTGAACGCCTTCATAACTAAACACATCATTAGGGTCTAATACAGTATCGGTAATAATCTTAGAACCACCGGAGAATGAATTAAATTCTTGATTAAAATTATTAATATTGATCGGACCATCAGCTAAATAAACCGTCTCATTAAATTCTATCAATGCCTTTGGTGCACCTATGAATCTAAGTAAATATTCTAGAGACCTATGAGTACCTTTTGACTTAAAAAGATATGCTGAATTTAAAATTAAATTTCTATAATATTGGTAGTTCAATTCTGCAGGACTTTTATCCTTTGATAATCCACTGTATATTGATCCTTCTTTTGTATTAAAAACCGATTCTAAGAAATCTGAGTTACTGATCGGAGAAATATCAGTATTCCATCCTAATGTCATAGATAAGTTTTTTAATAACTGAGAAGGTATATCATCCTGAACATTATAATTTACAGAATTTATATGTGCTAAAGCGTCTATAAATTTTTTAATCTCGTCAAAACTTCTACCATATAGTTGTAGAACTTTTTCCATTTTTTGGTCATCAGTATCGAAATCTTTAAATGCCCCTGTAGTCAAAAATCTGGAGATTAAATCTGTTTTAAACTCATCCAGACTTTCACCAATACTGTTAAGTTTTTCTAAATATTCTTCATAACTATTTGTAACAATATCTAAATTCCATTCACCATCAAGTGGCCATGTTGCTCTTTTATTAGTCTTGAAATATCTACCACTAATGTCTTCCTCAATTACTTGGAATTCAGCAGTATATTTTGGTACAATTTGTCTATTAAGTATGAATTTTTCGACTTCATCAAAACTTTGATCAAATATTTTTTCAGTCTCTAAATTACTAGGCTTAATTACTAGAGTTTTAGTTGTTGTATTTGTTAAGAATGGGTTACCATTTACAAATAGTGTAATTGTTCCCCCACTAACAAATTCAGATGGCTCGAAATCAACAAGATTAAATTCATTATTAAACTCATTATCAACATATAATGAATATTTACTGAAATTATTAGTTAAATCTCTTACCTCACTCACACCCATTGGATTCAATGAGATGTTTCTACTTGAGTTTTTCGAATAATCTATACCAAAAGGGTTTTTTAATCTATTAACATCTATCTTTAGCTCTGTAACATTGTTATTAATATCATATGTAATATCATATGCAGTATTACCAGTTGTATAATTATTAGAAATAAAATTTACCTGTAATGCCGCTGGAAAATTATTAATTATTTTAGTTACCGAAGCTGATAATCTTTTTCTTAGTGAACCATAAAGAGCATAATTAGTAACCCTAGTAAGATCATAATTTGGATAGACATTAAACTTTTTGGATGCGATTTCTCTAGCTTCATTAACTGAATTAACTTGTAAATCACTTAAAGTGATTGGATCGGAGAAAACACCTATATCAAAGTTTCTATTACTCTTTTCACTTACACCGCTACCAAAATCAAAATTCCCTTGAGTTAGACCTCCACCATCAGTAATTTGCAAACCGACTAAGTTCTTAGAGAACGTATCACCTCCATTAGGGGGTGCTGGTGGATATCTAAACTTATTATCAGCCATTATTCAATGATGCTAGTGAAATTTTTACTGAAGTCTATATTATCATTCCTATTTTGACGGACTTCATATAATAAATTATTAAATTCATCTCTGATTTCAAATAAGTTATACTGTTTGTATATATTAAGTTGGTTGTCATAAATTGTATAAATACCGTCTTCAATACTCTTAGTCTGATTACCATATAAGGCTAATGCCAACGTATCAATATCATGTTCAGCTAATTGAATATCTATAGAAACTGGATTAAAAAACGTATTAGTTACAATAATGTTTTGATCTGGGTTACCAATAAACGGTGTTGCGTTTGGTTTATTAGATGGTGCACTCGAAGGTGATAATGTCAAAAATATCAAATCACTACCATTATCAACATATCTATATCTAATACTTTTCTGAGTAGTATTGCTTTGATTAGAAACTACTGGCTCACAGAAAAAAGAAGATGTGATAATTCTAAAAAAATTGTTCGTCTTACTCCCGTCATTATTTAAATATTCTACTCTATACCCCACTAATCCATTATTTGTAAATCTACTTCTGAATTCAGACGGTACTTGTGTAATATCTAAAATTATTCCTTTTACATTTGGGAGTGCTGATAAAACACCACAATCTCTTATTGTGGTTCTTATTTCTACAGGTTTAATATAAAGAGTATATATACCTATTTTATTAAATTCTGATGAAGGTAACTTAAGATTATATAATCCACCAATTACTTCAACATTAGGATTACCTCCTGTATTACTGTTATGATATAAAGGAGTTAATACATCTTGCGCATTTAATTTTTTAAGTAAAGTATCATTACTTACATCCCTACTTGGTGAGTAGTTTAATATTACTTCGACATCAGAGGGTAAAACATCTGCCGGTCTTTGGGTTCCATAACTTCCTAGTGCCATAATTATTGATTATTAATTTTAAAATATTTATACCCGTAGTTTTGTAAATCACCAATATTGTCTATTTCACCTAGTCTTTGTAAACTTTCCAAACCTGATAATTTACCTCTATCAATAAATACTTCTGATTGTATTTCTGGAGAATCTACAATTCCTAAAAGAACTTCTTCTTTTGTTGTACCTGAATAGACTTGGTTCTCTTCATTAAGTCCATAACTCTCAACAAAGAAAATTGTAGTACCATCTGAATAATCGAAATAATCTATTTGATTAACTGTATAAGCAGTATACTGATCGTTCATTTCAGTCACTTGACCATAAAACTCTCCTTTTTTAATTATTGGTCTTAAAGTCTCATATTTTATCTGACCATATAGTTTCAATTCATTAAGTTTCGAACTTGTATAACCACTAATAATAAAAGGCTCATTTTCATATGAAATTTCACCTTCAACATTAGAAGGATTAAACGGAATCGAAATGGTTTTTTTTATTTCAACTTCACCCCATTTGTTTTTTCTAGTATATGTTATTGTATAATTATTATCTTCAAATGGATAAATGTGCGATATAGAATCATTCAAAAAAGGATTTATTTGTTCTGATAATCCATCACCCCAATCTATTGTAAATTCCGATCCTATATTTATTTTACCTTCTTTTATTGATGTATCAAAAAATATTATTTCATAGATATTAATTGGGTTTCCTGATATTATAAAATTAGTAATCTGACTCAGTTGATCTACTGTACCGTCAAAAGGAGTGTAAAAACCAATATCTTTAATATCTTGTGACAATGATATTGTAAAATTCAACTCTTGGATTATACCATTTTGCAAAACATATTCTATTGGTTTATATAAACCAAATTCTACTTCATCGTAATTTTTTTCTATTATGTCTTTTTGTAAAACTTCAGGTGAAATTTTAAAATAATATTTATCTTGACTCATGGATTTACATATTCATACCAGTTTATTGGATTATTCTCACTTCCTATTAATTGGTCTTGATCATTAAAAACTGAATATTTTAATGATTCAAAATCCATTACAATTTTGTGATAAAAATAATCCTCTTTTTTAAAATTAAATTTGGTAGAAATGATCGATTGTGGTGAGGTTAAAAACCGCACAAACTCTCCTATTTTTGCGTTGAAGAACTTAACTGACATAAAGAAAGTATTAGAAGATATTAAAGATAAATCTTCAGTGAAATATATATAAAACCCTTCTTTATCCCCCACATAGTCTAATTTAAAGTTAGGTATACGAATTTTTACGTTATTGGGAACCAGTTCTGTTCCAATATTTCTTATTACGTTTCCTCCTTGTTGTGTTGGTATTATAACTGTAAAGTAATTTTTTTGATCTGATGAGTTTTTACTATCATAAAAATCTAATTTGAAAAAACTTCTTTTGAATGAATTCGCACCATAATATATTTCTTTATCAGTAAAGGACTGTCCTGTAAAATCTGGGTTTGTTGTTGAATTGTAATCGTTAATCCATAATTCAGAATCCCCAAAAGATGTATTTGATATGTTTTGACTATAATCGAAAAAATTAAATATATAATTTATTTCCGATTTTGGTGGATCACCTATTGGCTTATGTGAGAATTTGATCGTTTCAAAATTTTTGATTGGATTTATGACTTTATCTATTACATCATTTTCAAATATTTTGATTAAATCCTCTTGTCCATTGAGATCGAAATCAATTTTTACTGGAATATTGATTTGTTGATCTAAATCTGATATTGTAAATCTAAACTTATTCACAATAGTCCGTATTTGGTGCAATTATTATATCTGTAAATAGATTTAAGTTCTTAAACATAGGTGTTTGTAAAAATATTATTTCTTTGAATGGATAGTGAGACCCATTCAAAAAAGGGAAATTAACCCCGTCTCCATTTTCATCTATAAAACCATAATCATATAAGTCTCTCCATCTCCATTGTTGGTCATAATCTGAAAAAAATGCGTAATCTGGAAATTGATCTATCTTATCTTTATCACCAAACTCAACTGAATCCGAAAATTGTTTCACTTTTACTTCATGATGAGGTTTATAACTATATCCATTAGGTAGATTAGGATTTTCATCTGACCCATCATTAAAATTATTTAGATTGAAACTTATTTTGTGGTTAATACTTGATAAAACATTTTCTTTTTGATCGTATTCATTCCATTCACAAATATCTCCTTTGATCTCTGTTCCTATTTCTAGTTCTTTTGTAAAATAAAAATCTCTACCATTTATTGTGTAGTGATTATTAGGTAAATTATCACGGTTATAGGGGTTTAGTTTTGACCACCATCCATCAATTTGATCATTTGAAAAATTCATGTCCCAACCCACTTCGATACTAGTAGTATTTCCAGCCGGAACCGCGTTATTAAACCATCCAATGTATCCACTTTTTACTATTGTAACAAATAAACTACTCAAAGGTCTTTTATTATTGTCCCTAATCCCACTTATGTCAATGTCTTTATTAAATGTCAGACTATACGTCTGACTATTTTCTTTAACAGCCAGTCTTTCAACATTGTTTGGAGTTAGTGCCGAATATTGTAATTTTTTTTCTATAAAAAATGGATTTTGTTCGTATGCAAGTTTTACAATATCAACATCCTTACTATTAAATAGTATTTTATGTTTTCTACAATAATACTCTGACTTTGTTTCTTCAGGGTTATTAATATCTATTATTCTCTTAAAATTACCTATAGTATTTTCAAAAAATTGTTGATAACCAAAGTTGTATATTGTAAAAACTTTTTTGTCGTTTCCGTAACTATTATCACCAAGACTATAGACTTCAAAAATTGTTCTACCATCAATAGGTTGCGTCAATTCGATTGATTCACCTATTTGTAGGTTATGATTATATGCACAATAAAAATAGATAAGATTTTTTCCTCGACTTTTTTTATTTTTTATTATGAATGGTATACCATCCGACACAACATATTGATTTGTTATATTAGTCTGTTCGTCTTCAAATTGTAATTCTTGATCATAATCATTTTCAAATGGATAACTTAAATAGACTCTCCAATTATAAGTAGATGCACTTTCTGAGTTATATGGTATATGACCTACAGGGACGGTAGTTCTGACAAATACAAATTCATCCGCAGGTGGATAACCTTTAAATGGGGAACCATTCTGTACTGTAACTTCAGGATTAACATAAAACAAATTGTTCAAAAAAGGTTCATATGTAGATGTACCAACAATATCATTTTTAAAAATATTAGTTATTTTTCCCGATACTCTTATTTTATTACTTATCTGACGTTCTACATCAAATCTTTCAGCAAGATTTAGTATTGTTGTACGATCTTTTTCAACATAATTCTTTTGATCCGCCTTCAATTCAATATCTAAAGACATATCATTATCCGTGGAACCTGCAAACCTTTCAGATCCTTTTACGATCCTTATACTATCTGTTTTCAAATTACTCATGTCTCTAAAAATAAGTACTTACTTAAAAATTTATTTAATGCTGATTTACCTTTTTGAAGACCAAAATAAAAATGGTAAGGTGATCCCACTTTTACAGAGTGACTGGTTCCTGGGAACATATCTAATTCAGGATCATTAACACTAGCATTATATAAATAACCATAAGCAGGACCACTATTTGGTACTGCATATCCTGAACTATCTAAAGGTGAATTTTGATAGTTCATAGAATAAATGTCATTGGTATTCCAGTTATTTTCACTATCTATACCAAAGAGACCATTATTAGGTTCTATATACCATCTATAATATGGTACTATTTGAGAACTAGTATATCCAAAATAATTTGTTGGTGAGGTAATCTCATTTGTTCCAAAAGTAGATATTCCTGGATTTACTTCTCTTCTATCTATCAAATCAGAATCAAACCAAATACCAAATCTATTTTGTAAAACCGTAACACTGTCTAGGTAGTTTCCACCTAAGTATGGTACCACACCGAATTCAGAATTAATACTGAACATTTGTGCACAATCACCATCTACTCTGTCCTCCTGGAACCCAGCACCCTCATCACGAGAAAAAAGTCCTTTAACGGAAGCATCTCCTGAACTGAATAAATTTTCTAAGAAGTTAGCATTAACTAGTCTACTAATCAAAAATAAGTTTATAATGTCCCCTGTACTTTCATAAGAGGTACTTTGTAATTTATCTAACACAAAAGATTCATATTCAGCAGAATTTATGACTTCTTTAAGTAATTGCTCTCTAGGACCTAAATCCATTATTGTTGTTGGAAACCATATATTCTTTTTATTGGCCCCTTTATAACTTTGAGAAGGTGTTTGACCTATGAAGTTGTTATTGTAATATGGTGTGGATCTATAGAAGAATGAATTACTTTGTGTATTAAAGTAAAGTGGTCCATCGTCTGAACTACCCCCACAATATTTATAAGAAATATTAGTATCGGTAACCTCCATTGTAATGGACGAGATTATATTTGGATTTGTCGGTATTAATTTAAAATATACGTCATAATTACTATTGAACTGGAATGATGTTATGTCATCTCCAATTTCTTCATCATTAATAAATAAAGTATAAGAACTTACGTTTTCTGTTTCTAATATAGTCACATACCCATTGAAATTGAAGGTATATATAGAGGTAGAGTCACTACTAGCATTTTGAAATAATTCTTGCGTTGTAGAATTCTCGATCCCAAAAATTGTCTTCTTTTGGAAAGAAGGAAAATATAATGTACCGTTAATCCAATTATTTTGGAAAACGTGACTTAGTACCCCTCTACACATCGCAAACATTAATCTAAACCTAGCTTTATATTCGAAAAAGAGTTGGAAGTCCTTCCCTAATGTTCTCAAATATCTTTCCCTTACAAATCTATAACATCCATTTTTTGTTCTTGATTCAAGATCAATAAATTTAGGTGTACCAGCATCCTCAACACAAGGGGATAAAATTCCGAAGTCTTCACCCTCACCTTGATAACATTTGATAGATGTCATACCTTCACAAGTAAAGGAGTTTTGTAAGCTTTGCAACTGACTTGGGAATTCATCTATATTATCGTCTAAATTACCTGTAGTATCACTCTGCGTAGTTCCTAAGTTTCCTCCTGTTATTTCTGTAATATTTCCAAAATCATCATACTTATAAGCCCTAAAATTAGGATTCATATGTAATGCAAATCTTTGATCTATTTGGAGGGTACCATCAAATCCCAAACTAATTGAATCCGACGTTGGTAATCTATCAGTCCTGAAGACTGTCATACCATACAAAGTAGTATGTGGTATAGAGTTATCACTTCTATAGTAAGATGGTGAGATGGTTCCAGCATCCGATCTATCAATACATCTACCCCAATTATCACAACCAGTTCCAGTATTTGAGCTTCTTTTTGCGAATTGTTGACTACAACCCTCTATCCTACCTTCGTATTTTTCCAGATTATCATCTCCTTGTTCAAAGTTTTGAACCTGTGTCCCACCTATTCTATTACCACAACCATCACTACCTTCTAAAAGACGTGTATTAAATCCATTTATCCTCACCGCTAAATTACCAGCAGATAAGTTTCCAATATTTTCTATAGTACTATTACCAGTCGTGAAATTACTGTATGTTGAAAACCTATAAGACATCGTAGATGCAATATCTTTCGATAACGATACATAATTTGTAAATCCTGTAGTTTGAAATCTTTTTCCATATGAGTTAGGATCGTCTGGATCATTAAATCCCATGTAAAAACTAAATGGTCTATGAAAACAACTAAATCCAGCCAATGTAGGATCGGACATAGTAGGTATAAAATCCGCACCAGCACTATTTGATTCCCAGTATCCATTTTGTGGTTCCTGTTGAATCCATTTATAAATAGCATTTGGCGATTTGTGGTCATAAATAGCCTGTGTATTTTGACCACCATTTGGTTGTATTGGTATATTCATATAAAAATCTCCCTCTACTTTACATCCATTATAACCTGGATTATTTCTACCGAACAATTTACCCAATTCAAATCTCATTTTTTGCCTAGGTCCGTGTGGATCAACTCCACGAGTCATTATGTATATTTTTTGGTTTTTAAAATCTGGAAACTGAGACCAATTGAATTTAGTTAACCATGTTTCTTCACCTTGTTGTTGACTAAAAATATCCTGCGAATTTTCACACGGATCTAAATTTGGGTTTACAGTATTAAATGTATTACAAATCACTCTTTGTGTGGAACGCATTAAATGTTGATAAATTATACTTTGGTGTTTTATATCTCCCACCTTTTGTCCTCCACCTGCATTTGTTCCCCAAACTAATCCACCAGTAGAGTATGGTACTATTTCATCATCAGGTATTACCAATTCATCATTATCATTTATCGTAGTTTGAAAATGTGCCAAAAATTCATTTACAGTCATACCTGTAATAACTTGAAAATATTCCACTCCAGAAGTGAATTTATAGTCAGTAGTTGAAGCAGTATTAAAATACTGAATCTGAGATGTTTTGAGTAAATCCTCACCATTTGTTGGAGTATAAAATGGGTTCATCCATTTTACTTCTTTTACTATATAACTGTTTGTACTGTAATCTGTTAACCCGGTAATACCTTTTCTTCCAAATCCATTATCTGTTCCAACAGTACCTCCAGTATAATAATTTAAGTTTGGATCATCTTGCGATGAACTTTCTGGATCATTAAATGTAATCAAATTACCACTTTCCCAATTAACACTAGCATCGGCTAAAACAACTAATGGCATATCCCACCACGGTTCATTTGTATTATTACCACCACCTCCAACACCAACTAATACACCACCACCACTATTAAATTGGTTATTTATCAAACTACATCTAATACCCATAAATCTATTGGATGCATTTGTATAATAACCTAACTCAAAAGCATTTGCAGTCTCAGGTGCAAAATACCTAGCTCTTTGATTCATAAGATTCAAAACTTGAGGGAATGTTGGACTATCCGACGCTAACCAAAACTTTTTAAGTACTACACATCCTTCTTGACCCTCCCAATATTCCCATTTTCTTCTTGGATATACTGGCGACATAAACCACCTAGCAAATGAAGCGTCTATACCTAAGTTATTATTTTGAGGTATGTCATTTGTGACTGCATTACCTGCAAATGCCATCATCCGATTTTGTAAATTATCGTCATTTGACTCATCATAATTAGGATAGTTACCAACGGATTGACAATCTACTGGGTCATATAACTGATATACATTTATATCTGCAAGTGAACTAACATTACTTAGTTGAGCCAATTCCACTTGAGCTTCTTGGTATTCGGGTGAATTTGTATCTGGTGGTAATGCCTCGTTAGAACAATTACAAGTCTCACAATCTGGATATGGTAACATTGGTAATCCAAGATTTGAAAAAGGATTTTCATCACCTAGTAAAGGTTTTTCTTCACAGATATCTGGGTTGTTTTCTTTTATAAATTTGAATGGGTACCAACCAGCAATTTTGATTTCACTAATTTTACACAATATTCGTCTAACAGTATTTACGAAAACTCTTATAGCATTTATAATTATCCTTATTACCGGCCAAAACCAAGCCAAGAAATGTATAATAGGTAAAATCACAAAAACATTCGGTGTAAATAGAAATAACATTATACTGAATACAAAAAATAAAAAATCGAAATTTCTGACCCCGTCATTAACTGGTAATTTATTTATATTACTCTCACATTCACGATCGTCGATCTCTTTAATACCTAAATGTCTTGCTCTATTTCTACCAAACTTGAACCTATCGATATGAGATGAAACTGTATATACTTTATTATATTTAAATTCATAGAATGTATCTTTACACGTTATAGCGGCGTCTTTATCGAAATAATCATCCCAATCTAAAGAAAATGAATACGATTGATTCATTGTAAAATCATTCGGTCTTGATCCTGATAATAACCAATGTTCTTTAATGTTAGGTACTAAATAATTTGCCCTTAGAATATTCTTTTTTAACCCGGCCTCACTTTGCCATTTTATTTTAAATCTGTATTTACCTCTAGTCGGTATACCAACAGTAGGATCATTAGAAATTACTGTTTCTCCGAATTCATTAGTAATTAAATAATCTAGGTTCATAGGTAAATCAACCATCCAAGTACCATCTTCATCGATCAGATTACCATTATTTTCTAATCTATATTCTTCAAGAATTGGATATCCATCTTCATCTAAATCGATAGTTTGTCTGATTGATAAAATCTGACCGGGTGCGGTCTGTAATGTACATAAATTACCCGTGTTTGGTTTTGGTTTACAGTTAGATTTTAGAAAATCCCTTTCACTTGAGCTAAAAAAAGAACCCATAAAAATGGCAGTCGGTTCAATTTCAACACCCATTTCTCTAAGATCAAAATCGACTCTTGTTATACCCACATCACAGTTTTCACTATCACCCCAAAATGAAGCAACATCAACATCAACAACGTCATGAATTATTTGAGGTAATGAATCAATGTTTTCTGATCTTCTGAAAAATTGTCCGTCAAATTGTGTTTCTACACCCATTCCCATCCTAACTAAATCAGTTGGTCTCAATGAGAATTGACCTATATTAGATAAATCAAGATCTAATACAACTTTTTGTTGACCTAGTGGAACCCCAACTATCATAAAATCACCTGAATCATTTGTTTTTACTGTGAATTTATAATAGTTTTCATATACATGTAATACTTCACTTCTTGTTAAAATATCATTTCTTGAAGGAAAAGTCCCCGTTGGATTATGTGCATAGTTTTCTTGGGTGTAAGGTAATAGATTATATCTATATCCGTCTTCATTTTTATCAGATGGCCTCTTGTATGGATAAAGTGTGGAGATTACTGGGTCATTTTCATCCATACTATTAAGCGGAATAAATACTGATACATTAGCATTAGGAATACCAAAACCCCCATTCGCAATTACCCTTCCTGTTACAATACCATAATCTGCACAAAAACGATCATAAACATCTTCTTGTCTAATTTTTAAAGAAAGAATTTCTAAAAAATCAAAATCTTGGTCTATTTTTACATTTAGGTTTCTATCCTCACCAATCTGTGTCCTTATCCTTATGTTTTTGGGCATTATAATCTTTTAAAATAAATAGTTATTTTAGATAATTTTAATTATAATACCTTCAAAGTATACAATTAGGTAAATTGTACATCTGTCAAGTTTTTCACTCTTACTTTGACATCATTCTCAGGAAACCTTATTTGATAGATTTGATTTGGTTCTGCAAATATGGTATTATCAATCAATCTAATCTCTCTGGTTGTATTATCAACATATTGTTGTGATGTCTGTGAAGACGAATATCTTCCACCAACCAAATTAAATATTTTCAAATCCGTAATATTAACTACACCTGGTAGATCTTGAATTGTTCTTCTTAAATCTGAGATATTAATATTTCTACCCAATTCATTAGATGTAGGGGTAAAGTACTTATTTGTAGTATTAACAACATTTGTTATAATATCCCCTTGATTTTGAGCACTATCTAAGACTATTGAGTAATCAACTTCTAAATCGATTACTTTTGCACTACTAACTGAAATGTAATCATTTATCATTCTATAGTTAGAAAGATATCTAGCAATGTTTTCTTTAAGAGTATTAGATACTGCCTCTGTTAAGGACCCTGTAGTATCATATGATAGTACTTGTATATTGATCTTATTATCTATTTCAGTAATCGCAGCTTTTGCAGGTGCACCATATTTACTTGGCATAGTTTTTAAAAGTGAATTATAGTCATTGATCGTTACTGCTCTTTTTTGAGCAGCAAAGTTGTACGTTACCATATTTCTAACTTCTTCTGTAGTAGGTAAGTCTCCTCCACCAATTGCAGCCGTTACATTATTACATCTTAAACTTCCTATCACATTCTGATTAATATTCTGCGAAGGACCTTTAACATTAAAGTTTACGGTACCTATTTGATTAATTACGTTTACCCCAACATTAGATGTTTGTCCACCACCAATCCTATATCTCACAAAAAGTGTAGTATTCGCTTTAACTGTTAGTCCTAATCCAATATTATTTTGGTAATCTTGAATTCTTAGTGGTATACCAGTTCTTGCGAATTGTGCTAATTGATCGTCTGGAGTTGTAGTCCCACCACCAAATGTTAGTTTACAAAAACCTAAAGGCGTAAATTCACTAATAAATCTGTTTTCAGTCTCAATATACTTCCCAACTTTAACACCAGGATTATCCGACGATTTTGATGAATCTTCGATAAAAACTTTATCTTCTACTAGCGCATCAACTTCATACCATTTAGTTGGTGCATTTACAAATTCTTCATACGTAGGAGGCGTAGTAAAACTTGTACCATCTTTTTGAATTACATCAGTTATTGACAATACATTTTTTTCTGGTAAGAAAAACTCGAAGAAAGGTTTTACGTCTGATGCTGTAATAACTCTTTTGAATGTTTTAGTCACACCATTTACCACGACTTCCCTTTTAGTTATAGTGTAATTTATAAGTTTGTTGTTACTATCGAAGTTTGGGATTTTTGTTCTATTTGGGAACCCTTTACTATTATACTGAGAAGCAAAATTGATTTCATCAGTATTTTCAAATATTTGACCTCCTCCTATAAATTGTGATCCAGGCTGGATTATACCTAAATACCTCTCATCTTCAGAGTCACCAAAAGCAGGAACTGTTATCGAGACATCTACTATTGCAACCGATGGTCTATTACCTGGAATTTTCAGACCGTAAGTTCTAGCAATATTGTATATTGATGATTTTTGTTGTGCATATTGTAATACTGTTTCTTGAATACTTCTATCTATGTGATAGTGTAAATTATCACCTATTGCTGCATTAAGATCTAATAAAACTGAAAAGACTGAGGCATCATTGAAATTATTTATTAAGTCTGGATAATACTGTTGTGTAAAATTAATTAGGTCTTGTCTTAGACCTTCGAAATCTCTTTCAGTATATGATATTTTTCTATTAGCCATTTTTTTAAATATTAATAATTATAAAATCTCGAGTCTCAAATGTATCACTTTGTATTGTGTATTCTATTTTAATCTTAGCAGTGTATTCAGCAGCTTCTTCACTTACTGACCTATAAATATCAAAAGTCCTGTAACCCATATCATTTATTTCTTCAGGAAAAGAAACTTCTCCTTGGGGTGGTGATTGATATTCATTGTATGGTAATATTTCTATATTATTTAGTATAACATTAGGTAAATATGTTTCTACAGCAGTTCTCAAATCATCTTTGATCAAGTCAAAAGTTGTACCATCCATAGGTTCAAAAATAAATTCGTATATTCTGGTACCAAAATCAGGTAAATAGTATCTACTACCTTTTCTAGTAAGAATTAAATGTATTAAATCTGATCTAATCTCCTGATTTGGGTCCTCAGATAGACTTAAATAATTACCTTTAAGACTTTGTCTAAAAGGAAAATTAATACCATACGTATATGTTTCACTCATAACATATAAATATCCTAGATTTAATTTAATAAAAAACCCAACTTTCGTTGGGTCATTTATTATCCTTCACAAGCCACACATTGTAGATCATTTAAGTTTAGTTTCTTTCTAGCAAATGCTTGTGCTGAGTTCATTGAATGTTGGTAGTATAATGTTTTTACACCAAGTTTCCAAGCATCTATCAACAACTTATTCACATCTCGTGTTGGCATATCAGGAGATATCATTAAATTCAAAGATTGTGATTGATCGATGAAATCTTGTCTGATTGCCGCTTGATTTATAATCGATGCCTGATTTATTTCAGCAAAAGTTCTAAACACTTCTTTTTGTTCTTCGGTCAAAAATTCTAGATGTTGTACAGATCCGTCATTCTTTTTGATACTATTCCAAGTTTTTTTGGTATTCTCACCGATTTCTTCGAGTAACTTTTCTAGGACTGGATTCTTGATTGTAACTTTCATTTTTGCAACATCTTTAACATAACAATTAGACCAAATAGGTTCGATTGATTGCGAAACTTGTCCTAAAATAAATGCTGAAGAAGTCGTGGGTGCAATTGCATTTAGTGTTACATTTCTTCGACCATAACCTTCAAGGTATTCAGGTTCACCATATTTTTCTGCTAACTCTTTTGAAGCCGAGTATGATTTTTCTTTAATTGTTTTGAACACTTCTACATTCAATTTTGCGGTTTCTCTTGTATCGAAAGGTAGGTTTTTTGACTGAAGAAGTGAGTGCCATCCAAGAACACCTAATCCAAGCGCTCTCTGTCTTTTAGCAAAATTATATGCTTTTTCAAGATATATAAACGCTCTTTTACCTTCTATAGTTCCGTTATCTCTAATAGACTCAATTTTATTTATAAATTCAGTGACAACTGCATCTAAAAAATAAGTCAAAGTTTCTACAGCATCAGTATCTTTCCATTCATCATAATGAAGTAAATTCATAGATGACAAAACACAAACAAAAGATTCTTCTTCAGAATTGTGTAATGCAATTTCTGAACATAGGTTAGAATTATAGATTTTAACCCCTTTATCTTGGTAGACCTCTGGAGATTTGTTATTCATAGTATCTGTAAACATAATATATGGATAACCAATTTCACCTCTTCTTTGTATTACTTTAGCCCA